TCTCCACCTGAAACACTACCGTTAACCGTTAATCTATTATTACAACTACCATCGTTTCGTAATTGTGCAACTGAACTTGATACTGTTAAAGTACCGTTAATAGTTAAATCTAAACCTCTACAATCAAAAGTTCTAAATAAATCTCCCCTATTGGTAATTAGGAAACCTGTTGCAGAACCTAAACTTAAATTCATTGTATCTGTACCTGTTTGAATGATACCTGTTTGAACTGTAAAAGCTTGACTTGTAAAAGTTGGAAAAGCTGTATCTACTGTTAAAGAAGTTGCTGATGCAATAGCTACAATAGTTCTTGTATTTGCACCTACTGTTATAGTTCCACCTACTCTTGCTTGTGTGCCTGTTGGAACACTACCAAACCCAAAGGCAAAAGAAGTTCCCGAACCTGTTACCGTTGTAGTTCCTGCACAAGATACAGTTCCTGCTCCTGCTACTGCTGTATTATATGCAAACGCCATTATTTTTTATCAATTAGAGTTAATTTATTTTTACAGTAATTCAAATTATATTCAACTTCAAAAATGTGTTTTTCTTTGTCAAAATCATCAGACTTATCAACTATACTTAAAAAGTATTCATTACATTCAATAGCATCTTTCCAAGCTTCTTCTTCCGTTTCAAAATCTGAAAAATCAATGTTGTTATATATATTCAATACCTCATTTAATAATGCAAAAGGGAATGAAATCTTATTTTCAATCAAATAATTAAAAGCATCTGTAAAATATGAATCAATTTCAACTAATTTTTCATCGACTAAAATTTTAATACCCCCATTATGTTCAACATAAATTGAATAATTATCTTTATGGTATTCACAACCACATATATTTTTTTCTGAATAATCTAAAAACTTAGCCATTTTATCTTCTATCTAAAATTAATAATATTAAAATCCATATTTTTCTGAATATCTTGCGGATAATTGTTCCGCCACCATAACCGCCTTTCATTAGATGTATGTTAAAGTTGTTCTATTGTTCCAAACTTGGTTAAACGCTTCGCTACCATTTGCGTATTCGCTTTTTAAAATAACTCCTGTTTGTGTGTAACGTATAATTAACCAATTTGCATCAGTATCTACTTTACCAATTAAAGCCTTGCCTACATAAAATAAAGTATCTGAAACTTGATCTAATCTTACAGTTAATCTTTTATCTTCTGTGTCGGTATTTAATGCTGTTAGAATTTCATCTAATTGAGCAATCATTTCTACCTGATTGTCTGAAGTAGCACCACCTGAAGCACCACCACCTGACATAGTTACTGGTAACGGATTTTCTTCGTTTACTACTGTTCCGTCGTTATTTAGTGTTACCTGTGCTGCGTTCCAACTCATTTTTTATTTTTTTAATTTGTTCAACTTTCGCTAAATATAAATTTAGCTTCTTAAAGTTTTCTATTTTCGGTTTATTATATTTGCCAGCCTGCATAAAAATTATCTGTATCAGGGTTTACATCGCTATTACTATTGCTATTATATTCAGGGTATGTACTCGTGTTAAAACACATAAAATCAATAAATCGTTGTGTGTAACTTTCTGCAATATCCCTTTCTTTTTCAACTAAAAAATCTACTTCTGCTTTCTCTACGTTTGTAGCGTTTTCAGAAGTATGCTTAAATAAGCCTTTGTTGTTTAATGTATACGCTGCAAATGGTAAATAGTAAACCATTGCCCAATGCACTAACATAGGTTTGATATAAGTAGTTAAAAGATATTTATAATCTGTAAACCCATTTGCATTAATATCGTCGTTTAAAATCAATTCTTGTAACTTTTGGTAAAGTTTAGAACCTAAATAGTTTTGAATAGTTATATCTTGACTAATTTTAATGTATTCAATAAAGTCATCAGCGTCTAAATTACCATTTGAAATAGTAAAACGCTTTATATCTTCGGTACTTATTAATAATGCGTAAGCCATAATTAGTTTTTATAATTTGGATGGTGTCCGTTATTTGGCATATCAATAGGTTTCATTGCCACCTCTTTAGGGTTTCTTACTCTATATCCGTAACTTTCTGCTTTATTCGTGCTTATTTGCGTTGCAAGTGGATTGTTTACATCGATTTTAATGTTATCAAATGATACATAAGTTTGTCTTAACCATTTATGTTTACAATTCACACCGCCTTTGAATAAGAATAAATTGTATGAAGCTCCATCGTGTCCTTGTCCTGGATTTACTACGTTGCTATTTGTAGTTTCAATATCTTCTTTTCGGTACAATTTATTAGCAGATAGCATACTTTTGCAAAATTCTCTTTCGCCTGTTTGTTCTCCGCTATACTTATATCGTGTTATAAAACGTACTCCGTCTATGTTTTTATCTTGGTCGCTCTTTGCGTTTGGTCTACCTGTAATACTTGAAGCCAATTTTTGCAATAAACTTGGTTTTTTCTTATTGTTTAACGCTTCAATTTCTGCATCTAATTCTAATTCGCTATCTACATCAACCTCTGTTTCATCAATTAGCACCCATTCATCGCCTAAAACTTCGCCTTTTTCTATTAATGATAAAGCAATATTCGGATCTGTATGTGCAGAAAGTTTAACACCTGTTTCTTCTTCAGTAGTTTCAGCATTCATTCCTGTAGCATCTACAAACTCCAAAGGTTGAATAGTTTTAAAATATAACTTTAATTTGATATTATTAACTGCTAAAATTTCGTTTAACGCTTCAATAATTTCTAATTGATATGGCTTAATAACGATATTATCAAATAATAAAGTAGCTGTTTTAATTTCGTCTGCATTGTTTGAGAAACCGCCACCTGTATCACGTATTCCTAAAAGCATTGGCGAAGTAACTCTATGCCCTACAACTAATTTTTCAAAACATTCTTTAGATAAGTATTCGTAGTGTGCAGGTGCATCGTTTAATGGTATATCAATTACCTCTGTTGCTTGTTCTTTATTGTTACTAAAAGAAACGATTGTTTTTTGTCCTTTTGCACCTGTTACTTTACGTTTTACATCGTTAGCGATTTCCTCACGTTTTTCTTCAGGTGGTATTCCATTATTGAAATTAATAATCTTTGTACCACTGAATCCGTTTTGTACATCGTTAATTAAATAATCAGATATTTCTTCTTCTAACTTTGCGTAAGGTAACGCACCGCTGTAATCAATAGGCGTGTAATAATGATATCCACTAACGTATGGCTTAAGTACAAATATTTCAACATCTTTTTTATTACCAAAACCAAAAGCAGGTATTCTTTTTACCTCATCGTTAGGTTTCTTTTTACTCCAATCAGGGTGGTAGTACCAAGCCTCAATTTCGCCTTTATCATTGCATTTTTCTGCTCGTAAAGTATGCATAGGGAAGTGGTCTATAAAAACTACATTGCCTTTATCATATCCAACTTGAATAGCAGCCATTCCTAAAAGTTTACGTTCTAAACCTATTTTCTTTAAACAATTAGGTTTAATCATTGAAACCATTTTAGCGTACTCGTCAGGCTTTTTATTGCTATCTAACGCATCAATTCCTTTTCCGTATATCATATTAGAAATACCTGTAATAATAGCGTTATTTGTATTGCTATATAGGTAACGTTCAATAAGAAAATTAAAATAGTTGTTGTCAGAACCGTACTCTACAAAGTCGCCTTTTTTACTTTCGTTTATTTGTGGGCTTGTATAAGCACTTAAATTTACTATATGAAACATATTATTCAAATATTTTGTATTCGTTAATTGTGGTGTGCTGTATGTATTGGTCTTTGTTTATTGTGTATTCTGCAATAGTTTGATTTGTACAGAATATTTTATCTCTATAAACTTTTACACCATCGTAACCTAAAGTATTTAAAAAAGTCATTAAACAAGCTTTTGCTTCAAATACACCACCATCTAAAATTACTCTGTTTTCTAAATCTTCTGCAACTGTTTTGTAAATTTCAATAGTGTATGTTTTTTCATTTACTATTGGTAGTAATATAGTTGCAGTAGAATAATACGAGTTAGCTACAAAATCTGCAAATAGTGTTACAGATATATTTGTTTCTTCATCCCTCAATACAATCATATCACCAGCATCGCCATCTAAAATAGCGTTTATTGTGTGCGGTGTAGTTTGCTCTTTTAAGATTATCATATTACTTTTATTTAAAAACAAAGAAATCGATTTTTTGTTAAAGCAAAAAAAAGCGTATCAATTAAGATACGCTTTTAAAATTAATTATTAATCTAATTTATGAACCAACTACTACTGTAAATCCTGCAGCAGTTAAAGTATCACCAATAAAGTTAGCAGGTACTTTTTCTTGTCCTGTTAAAGACAAAGTATATCCTGATAAATCACCCATTGCACCACCTGTTACTACAGTACCACCTGTAACATCCATTCCGTTTTCTAAACCTGCGTAAAAGAAGTTACCGTTGTTATCTTCTACAATAACTTGCGGTCTACCATAAGATAAAAGTTTTAATTCTTTGTGGTCTTTTGGTGTTAATTTTTTAAATGTTATTTCTAAAACTTGCTCAAAAAACGTTGTTCCGTTTTCTCTTGAAGCAGTTATATTTTGCGTAAAAGTTGAAGCACCTTTTAATTCGTATTTGTAAGCTGTAGGCGTACCACCAACTGCATCGATTACATCTGTATTCGTTGCATCGTAAGTGTACGTTGTAGCATCACCATAATTAACGAAATAAACAGCTTTTAAACCCCCTACTGAATTTTTACAAACTTCTTTACGCCCTAGTGTTAAATCACAACTCATATTTTTTTAGTTTAAAAAGAATAGGCGGTGTTTATGCACCACCTATTCAAAGTTATTTATTAATTAAAATTATGCTGGAGTGTAAAGTACAATTTCAGAACCGATACCGTAGTTTACTGAACCTGTCATTCTCATTACAACTCTTACATTTTGTGATCCATCGATATCTGCCATATCAATTACTTTAACTTCGTTTTGGTCGTTTAATAAACCTGTAGCAAAGAATAAGTTAGATTTTTGAGCAGCCATCATATAGTTGTTAGCCAATCCGTTTGCAACGAAAATTTTAACACCATCGAAGTAAACATCTCCAATAGTTTGATTGTTACCTTTTCCATCGTAACCATTAGCACCTAAACCATCTGCACCAAATCCACCTAAAGCACGTACATACGCTCTGTAAACGTTTTGAGAAACGTAGATAGATAAATCTTCTTTTCCGTATAATACAGCAGGAATAGCATCTACCACTTTACCCATTTCAGCTAATACGTTAGCAGCAGTAATAGTAGTACCAGCTACATCGATAACAGATGCATCAGCAGTAGCCAAAGGTACAAATCCATCAAATTGTCCTGCAGTAGCATTAGCACCTCTCCAAATGTTTACTTCCATTGCTTCAGCAACTTTAGCTGCTACGTGTGCAATTAAGTAATCTGCAAAAGCAGGTGGTAAAGAGTCAAAAGCAGAGTAACCCATAGATACCGCTTCCCAATCTGAACGGAAATCTTTTTTACAAAGTTGTAAGTTTACTTGAAATTCTTCAGGTTGTAAAATTCTTTCAGTTAAAGTAACTGTAGAAGTAGCATCGAAATCACAAGTTGCGTTTTTTAATAACGCATCTGTAGCAATTCTTTTGATTACTTCTTTAAATTTAATGTTTGGTCTAACTTCGATACCACCTTTTTCGATAGTGTTAGCCGATAATAACGCTGCAGAGATATATTTTTTTGCAAATTCCCCAGCGTAAGTTGTTGTAATACTTGTTGTTGTTGGCATTTTTTTTTATTTTTTAGTTAGCGATTTTTCTCATTACTCTGTCTAAAGTAGTTTCTTTTCTACCTTGAGCATATAAATTTAGTTTTACTTCAGATCTAGCTTCTGGATTGTGTGTTAAGGGTTGCGTAGATAACTCTACTTTTTCTTCAACTTCTTCAACAACTACTTGTTTTGCTAATTCTGTTTTTAGTGTTTCGATTTCAGCTTTTAAAGCATCTACTTCTTCTTGTGAAAAGTGCGACTCTTTAACTGTGCTTTCGATTACTTTTTTAGGTGCTGTAGTTTGTGCTGCTTCAACTTCTTCTTCAACTGCAGGTGCTTCCTCTACGGGTGCTTCTTCTGCCATTTCTCGAATTTCTTTGATTTCGCCCTCAACTTCAACAACTAAAATCATTCCGTTATCAAGAGTGTACTCGCCAATAGGCAATGCTACTCTATCTTCATTGTTGACAATAAATACTGGTTGACCTGCGTCGAAGATTTCTGCTTCGATTACAGTACCATTATCTAATGTCATTTGCTCAAGTTTGATTTCCATACCCAGCAATTTTTTGATTTCTGTAATTACGTTTGACATATTTATTAAATTTATTTAAAAACAATTATTTTTAATAGTTGTT